TTCGAGATCAGCGATTCCTCAAACATCCCAATCGGACTCTTGACTGTGTCCTGACCATTGTTCTGGGTGCTGAAATAATAAAAGCCATCCTTCACAACAGTCTTCAGCACGATCGTGAACTTGCCCTCCAGGGTGACATAGTTGTCAATCATCTTGCCGATGGTCTTAAAGTGCTCCCTGCCGTCATCAGCCTGGTCGATGTGACCGAGAAAATAGACAACCTTGTCCTCCGGAAGCCGTCTTGCGACCTCGATCAGGTTCACGAAGTTATAAGCGATCATCGTATATTTGTCGTAACCCTTGACCTGGGCATTTGCCATGAACTGGTCGACCATGAGATATGTCGCATCATCGATGACGATGCTCGGCTGCTTGATTTTAGGTAGCCAGTCAGTTATAATTTGATATGGATCTTTGTTCCCACTTGGATCCAATGTTTTGAGGTTGGACCGGAATGGCATCGGCTTTCCGCTGACATTGATGATCGCCACATCATCATTGTCGAAATAGCGGAGTGACGACGATTTACCGGTCCCACTTTGTCCTATAATGCTTACCAAAACACTCATCTGATATTTGTTCTCCTTTCTAAATATTTTTCTAATTTCGATGGATAAAAGTAGATCTTGGATCCGGCTTTCTCTCCCCTGAAGCCGACTTCTGCGAAGTCCTCGCTATTTGCGATCGCCTGAAGGTCTTTCTTCGGGAATCCTTCCTTGACCAGATCCTGAAGTGACATGACCATCATGGGATCCACACTTCCAGGAGGCCTGCTGCCACGATCGCAGCCACGAACACGCCGATCGCCATTGCGATGTACACCCAATCCCTCAAAACTCTGTGCTTTCTCATTGTTTCCTCCTCTCATCCTTCCGGAGTGACCGGAATGTATCTCCTGACTGTCGGATAACTAAATCCGGTTATCTCCATGACCTGCTTGATGGTCTTCTCTCCTCTGTTCCATGCTTTCAGCACCTTTTCTTCTGTCGTGGAATTGTGCGGGTTCGCATGGTCTTTCGTTTTGTTTTCCTTGTCGTCCATGAGGACGATGATCCGGTCTGTTTCACTTAATTCTGCTGCATTCAGGATCAACTCTCGGAGAGTGACTGCGTGGTTTCCCACAATGATCGTCAGATCCGGAAGATTCTCAAGCTTCACTTCTTTCAGCATCATCTGCCTCCCTTCTTCAATGACGAAGCCTTTGCTGCCACGATGAGCATGATGTCGATCGGACTGGATGTGCCGATGTAACATGATTCAATGCACGTTCCCCATGTGTTGAACATCTTGACAGTGGTCTTGAACTCATCCCATTCCAAACGCCTCACCATTCCCTTGTCCATCCGGATCACGGACTCGATAGCCTGGAGCAGATCCTCTTTACTTGCTTTCTTCATTTTTCGGCCTCCGTTTCTTAACGATCTGGCTGTACTTCATGTAGCGGGTGCCATCAATCGTGATAGGGGTCTTCTTGACGGAGTAATCACCGTTCTTTGTCATCTCGCTGATCCGTGTCGCCAGCTTGGTGATCCCCAGATGCGTAAACGCCTGCAATGGAGTGATGGATCCATTTTTGCGAACGAACTGATAAATCTGGGTGTACTGTGTGTTTTTCCTATTTGCCATCATTTACCTCCTCTGCATATTCCTTCGCATCTTTCAGCGAATACTTTTGTGCAATTTCTTTTCCGTTCCACAACACCCAGTAGGTAGTCAAGTCCCATGTTCCAGGCTTGCCGTTGGCGTGTGGAATGTGTCGTTTTCTGCTTTCAATGGACAAATCCGTTGCAAGGCCGTAATAAATGATTGTTGTGCCTTCCGGACTTGTTCTTTTTCCGTGTTTGATCCAAGTGATTGCCATTTGTTTCTCCTTTCTGATATTGAATGTCATTCAACATTTGGGGTAAAAAAATATTTGATGATGTCTTTTCGCTTGATTCCGAGCAGATCGGAAGCTTTTAGAATCTCGCCCTGCGTCCAGAAATTTGCGCCGGCCAATTTCTTAAGGATTGTTACATAAGACAGCTCCATGGCCTCTGCGAAGCGTTTTACAGATCCGAACACCTCATAGATCTTTCCCCTTAAAGCACTGTAATCCAAGGTTTTACCTCCTTTCTCGGTATATTGAATACCGTTCAACAAGGTCATTATATCAAATCCTTCCGGGAATGCAATAGGAAATGTTAAATATTTTTAATTTTTTGTTGAAAACGATTCTACTATGTGATATATTTTCTTTACTCATAAGGAGGAAATGAAAAATGACAGAGATAAAAGAGTACAACACATCTCTTCGTTTACAGCAATGGATGGACGAAAACAACGCCACGCAAGCAGATATTCTAGAGCGTTGCAAAAGATATTCCGAGAAGTACAAGATCGACATCAGCCGGTCCTTACTGTCTTATTATGTTTCCGGAAAAGCAGAACCAGGAAACAATCGGCTCTTTATTTTGAGCAAAGCTTTAAATGTGTCCCCGCTGTGGCTGATGGGATTCGATGTCCCGAAGGATCCTGATCCGGACATCCAGGAAGAGAAAAACGAGCTGAAGATTCTACTAAATGAATTAAATGTCGAAGGCCGTCAGAAACTCATGGACTATGCGCGCGATCTTGCTGGTAACGAAAAGTATAGGAGGAAATGATCATGAAAAAAGTTATGACAATTATAATCACAGTTGCATTGGCTGCCATCTTGTTGGCAGCCTGCGGAAAACCGCAGGGAATGTCAAAGGAAACCTATAACAACGGAAAAAAGGCTCTGGAGATCATGGACAAATATAATGATGCCGATATCACAAAAGAAGAAGCTTTGAGCAGGTTGGAGGATCTTGAAATGTCCCTGGATAATGAAGCAGAAACTCTGGAAGATGTGATTGAAAAATCAAATAACACTTTAGTTTCAACAGAAATATTTTTCTTCATCTCTTCTTTAAAAGGCACCGGAACAGAAAGCACCTATGATATAGCAGAAAATCTTCGAGGAATAATAAAACGATGAAGTACAACAAACAGATCAGCCTTGGATATGATATCAATGGAAAACGGATCCGGAAGTGGATCCATGCCAACTCGATCGCCGAGCTGAATAAGAAGATGGATCAGGTCAAGATGGAGCATCAGCTTGTCCCGAATATGTCAGATATTACCTTCGGGGAATATTCAAAGACCTGGATGGCAGCATACAAAGGCAACAGATCCACCCAAACGCAGAACATGTACACCAACGCCCTGCGGAAGTGCTCAAATCTCGACCGCTACCCGCTCAAATCCGTCACAAAAACGAATTGCCAGGAATTAGTGAACCTCGCATGGAAAACGCCCAGAACAGCCAAAATAGTGGCTGATACGCTGCGCCAGATATTCCGCACCGCCGTGTCGGATGGCATCATCCTCCGGAATCCGGCAGATGCCCTGGTGCTTCCGGAGAGCCAGCACAAGGCATTCCGGTTATTGACACAGAAGGAACTCGATGCGCTGGATCGCGCAGGCCTTAATGATCAGGACGCGATGTTCGTCCTGATCCTCCGGACATTCGGTCTGCGTCCGGCAGAAGCTCTTGCGCTCCAGCCGAGCGACTTTGACTTCAAGATCAACGTGCTGAAGATCACCAAGGCCTTGGAATTAAGTGGCTCAAAATCGACAGTGAAATCCACAAAAACGGGCAAAAATAGGGCAATTCCGATTCCTGACAGTGTAATTCCGACACTGAAGGCCTACATTCGCGGTTTAAACGGCTTTCTGCTATTCACTAAACAAGATGGTCAGCAGCACACAAAAAGCTCCTATGTGAAGATGTCAGCGCGTATCATGAAGAAGTGGAACCAGGCACTCGGCGGGGATTCCGTGATGAACATGCTGTCAGGGATCACGATGTATTCATTCAGGCACCGGAGAGCCACTGATTATTATTACCTCTGCCAGAATGGATCCATTTCACCGAAGCAGGCAGCAGTCCTTCTCGGTCACTCCGAAGAGATCTTTATCCGGACATACAGCCACATTGATCCGGAGCACGAGGATCTGGCAGCTGTGACAAATCTGTGACAACAAACGGACACAAACGGCTACAAACGGACACAAACGGACAACAACAAAAATAAGCGGGAACCCTTATGGATGTAAGGGAACCCGCTATTTTGTAGGGATGAGCGTGCGGGGATTCGAACCCCGGACAACTTGATTAAAAGTCAAGTGTTCTTTGTTGATTTTATAGGCTTTTTTTAGTCCATCTGTGACATTTCTGTGACCGTAAAAAAAATCTGGGGACACCTGGCAGCAGATGTCCCCATTAGAAAGGAGAAAGTGTATATCAAAGCGGACGGCTGGAGAAAGCGGAGGCATACAAAGACAGTCGCCCGCCCGATATCTTCTTATATAAAATAGATCACTGAATGCTCTGGAGGAAATCCTGGTAAGCGCATGTGCTGTTATATCCAAACTGCCCATCCTCATCCAGGCCATATCCGAATTTATTCAGGAACTTCTGAAGACCGAGGCTTGTCTTATATCCCCAGATGCCATCGATCTGGCCAGAATAAAGACCATTTTTCCGGAGCACGTTCTGGATCGCCATCACCATCAGGGATCCGGTTCCGCTCATGCGCCAGTATTGCGTGTCAGCTGCCGGAACATAAGTGGCGATCAGGTTTGCTTCCTGGCCGTCAACATATCCGTCCACTTCCACATAGGAATAATCTTTCCGGAGCACGCTCTGCGCCAGCCAGATGGTGCCATAATCAAACACGCCCTTCTTGATCACTGGCTGTGGTTTCGGTTCGGATCCATAATCGATGTATGGTGTCAGCTTGCCGTGAGCTTCCCAGCGTCCGAGGAAATTGCCACCCTTATGGTCATAGCGCAGTCCGGTCGGCGAGCACCAGCTCGAAAGCACCCCGCCTCCCATGGCTGCCGTGGCTTCGATGGTATTGACCTCTCCGGATGGATCCTGGTAGGTTCCCACAAAGAGTCCGATATGGCCTGCCATATAGAGCACCTCTGCCGGAGCGACATTGCTGAAGTCACCCCATCGGATATCCGTGCAGAGTGACAGCAGTCCGTACTCTGTGACATCTGGGATGACTGTTCCAGGGACGGCATAATCCCACACCTTGGTGCTGTATGCGATCTCCGGCTTGTTGATCAGCGATTTCACGAAGTTGTTGCAGTCGAATGACTGCACGCCGTCATCATGGACAAGGCCACAGTTTCCTCCGGCGTGTCCGTAATAGCTGAAATTGTTCCAGTACATGGTCGCACGGCTTTCCACATGTTTCGCCATTTCGACCATTTTGCTTGATTTGATTTTTGCCATGTCTTATTCTCCTTTAATAAACCAAGGCGGCAGCGGGATGCCTTCTTTTTCACAGAACTTCTGGAAGAGTGATGTAGCATACCAGTCGCCCTTTAATCCTTCAAAATAATACTCGGCAACAGTTAAAATCTCGGATGCATCGCCGTATTGGTAAGCGTTCATCAGCATGAGGAGCTGCGTCCGGACGGAATCACGCTCCATCTTCTGCATCTGTTTCTTAATACTCTGTATCTCTGCCAGAACTTCATCTTTCTTCTCTTTTTTTTCATCGCTCCTCTTGATCAGGAACGTGATAAGAGTGATCAGTGCGCCACCGCCAAGAATGCAAGAAATAATATCAAGTGTCATTTATTTTTCCTCTGTGATTTTCTTTTCGTTTAATTTTTCAAGAATAATATTCCAGACAGCAGAAATGCCGGCTGAACCGGCACCTACGATGATCGGGAGAAGCCATCCCTTCCAGTTTGCGAAATCCCAATCAACAATATGCTGTGAGATCATGGCGATGTTCGCTACAAAGTAAGCAATGGTCGCCTGCACAAATGTCTTGAGTGCTCTAATTATCCAGTCCTTCATCTTCAACAACCTCCTCTTCTGGCTCCGGTTCCGGAAGATGCTCATAGTGCTCTTTCTTCAGGACGAAGCCGTACTCCGTGATAATCATTGCTGTGTGTACTTCCACTTCGCTCTTTGAAGCGAATGAAAGAATGGTGTGATATTTGGATTCTGCATCCAGGATGTCCTCATACTGATAAGTCAGCGTGCTGACTACACCATTATTTTTTTGGATCTCAATTACTATGAACATTTGATGTCCTCCTTTAACTGCGAAACGGATAAAAATAAAACCTGAAATGACTATATGCTAATTGCAAGCGATAAGTGTCGCCTGCTTTTACTGGGATTAGCTCTGTCCACCTATATAAATAGTTTGCGGTAGTTGACTTTGAATGTTCGTTTACCATCACGTCATTAATATGAAACCTCCAAAACGGAGTCCACGTATTTCCATCTGTGCTTGCGTGTATTTGAACATATCCGTCACTTGCAAATGTTCCAGTAAATACTTGATCGGCAGATATTGTTTGATCTATCAACTCTTGCCTATTTACATAGTCAGGAAACCCAACCGCATAACCAGTGACTGCTGTGTCAGTGTAATTTTTCGCTATTTGTAAATTAGCATCACTGTATTTTTTGCTAAAGCTCCGGAGATTATTAAGGATGTTAAACACTTTCATGCGTAACACCCCCTAACCGGAAAAAGCTTATAAAATAGGGCTTTAATTACCCCCCCATATTTTTCCAATATCCAGTTGCTGACAAATAAATGCAAGGGTTAGTTGTGCCACTTGTTGTTAGTGCCACCC